GTTCGTGGTAAGAGAAAGAACTTCATCTGTTTCGAGGAATTCGGTAAGTTCCCCAATCTGTCAGATACCTATAACATCGCACTCAAGTCGGTCAAGGAAGGCAGCAAGTGGTTTGGCATCATCGTACTGATTGGTACTGGTGGTGAGGAAGGCAGTGACTTTGCCTCCGCTATGGACATGATATACCATCCTACCGGCTTCTTTATGAGAGCCTATCCCAATGTCTGGGACAAGGCGGCACAGTCCAGAGGCGTGTCAATTTGGTTCTTCCCGGCCTATGTGAACCGTGCCGGATGCTACAATGAAGATGGCATATCAGATGTGACCTTGGCCCTGTTTGCAATCTGCTGTGACCGGTACATAGCCAAGTATCACAATCCTGACCCAATGCAGATTACCCGTACCAAGGCTGAAGACCCCATCACCATTCAGGATGCCATAATGAAGCGTGACGGAACCCTCTTCCCTGTGGCACAGATTGCTGAGAGGATTCAGGAGATTGACCTCAATCCGAACTTCTATGATGAATTCCATGTAGGCAAACTTGTTCAGATGAGCAACGGTCAGGTGGAGTTCACTCCGACTGGAGACCATGCCATCCACAATTTCCCGACGAGAGACAACAAGGTGGTTGGTGCCGTGGAGATAAAATCCCTTCCGAAGAAGAACTCTGCCGGCAAGGTGTTCCCCGGAAGATACATAGCGGGCCTTGACCCTGTGGACGATGATACCTCCAACACGATGTCCTTGGTGTCCTGCTTTGTACTTGACCTCTGGAATGACGAAATTGTGGCTGAGTGGACGGGCAGATTCCCGAATTCCGCCGATGATTGCTACGAAGTTGTCCGCCTCCTGTGTAAGTTCTACAATGCCAAACTCCTCTATGAGAACAACAAGAAGGGCATCTATGCCTACCTCAAGAAGATGAACTGCCTGTATATCCTTGCCGAGACTCCGGAGTACATCAAGGATATGGAAAACGACAAGATTCAGAGGATTGGCAACAAGGCCTATGGTGTGAACGCATCGACTCCAATCAACAACTATGCAAGAGGCCGGCTCAAGGATTTCATGCTCAAGCCGGTGGAGGTTGAAAAGATGGTGGACGGAGAACTCCAGACAGTCACCATACCCAATGTGATGACTTGGTGGAACAGGGCCCTTCTGGAGGAAGCCAGACAGTGGAACCCTGATGGCAACTTCGATAGAATCTCCGCTATGGGTATGCTGATGCTCTATCGTGAAGAGAAACTCGTACTGTCCAATGGCAACATCAGGAGGGATGATGTACAGACTCCTTCCAAGGCTATGGACCCGTACTTCCAAAGGAACTATCATCCCAAGAAGGCTCCTCAGATACCAAAGAAAGACAAGGGCTGGCGGCCTGTCACTCAGGAGAAGATTGACTGGCTGTAGGGAGTAAAATTAGTACGGAATCACCCCCGATTTGCACATTTGGTTTTATTGATTATATTTGTCCGAAGATTATATTGTTATGATGGATACAGTACAATTCCCAAGACAAGCGTTGCCCTTCAACCGTAAGACACAGAAGTGGGGCAAGCAGTGCTTGTTATGGGGTGATTCGAGGACTGCTTGGAACTACAGTCCTGTGAGAAAGGCCATCAGGGACAAGCGGGTAAACTATGACTTGGCTCGTGGTATCCTTCACATGGAGGATGTCGCACTCATACTGAACCCCTCCAAAATACAGGCCGATTACATCCCACAGGAAATCCAGCATTTCGCCCTCCTCAACTCAAAAATCAACATCCTCGTCGGTGAGGAAATCCGCCGGCCCTTCCCTTGGAGGGCTCTTGTGACCAACATGAATGCTGTCACCGAGATTGAGGAGGCAAAGAAGAACGAGGTTCTGGAGTCATTCAGACAACTTGTGGAGGACACTTCCCTCAGTCAGGAAGACTACGAGCAGAAACTGGACGAACTTGACGAATACTACTCCTACAACTGGCAGGACTTCCGTGAGAAACGGGCCAATGAACTTCTCCGCCACTACATCAAGGAGTACAATGTTCCGCTTATCTTCAATGCAGGATTCCTTGATGCCCTCATCGTAGGCGAGGAAATCTACGAGTGCAACATCGAAGGTGGTGAACCTGTCATCAGACGGCTTAATCCTGAACATGTCAGGGTATACCGGTCAGGCCATTCCAACAGGATTGAGGATGCCGACATCATCATCATTGAGGAATACTGGAATCCCGGAAGAATCATTGATACCTTCGGTGACCAGTTGAAGAAACGGGATATAGAGTATCTGGAGAACCTTCCTGAATACATCGGCAACAGTACCAACAGCATGGGCTATGTGGATGAAAGGAACGGCTTCATCCGCAGGGACATGGTTTCTGACTCATACCCGACCTTGGCATCCTCCGAAGTGTTCGGAGGTTTTATGGATGATGACCAGTACAAACTCATGCCTTATGATTCTGATGGCAATGTCCGTGTGATGCGTATGTACTGGAAGTCCCGCAGAAAGGTTCTCAAGGTCAAGTTCTATGACCCTGATACAGGTGAGGAGAACTTCAAGTTCAGGGCAGAGAACTATGTGCCTGACAAAGACCTTGGGGAAGAGGCTGAAGACAGATGGATTAACGAGTCTTGGGAAGGTGTCCTCATCGGTGGCAATAATGATGAGTTCGAAGAACACAAGAACGACGGCACATACGGAATCTTCGTGAACATCAGACCTCGGCCAATCCAGTATAGCCGGCTGATGAACCCCTCAAAGTGTCATCACGGAATCATCGGAACCATCTACAACCTGAATGAGGGACGGCCCTTCAGTATGGTGGACATGATGAAGCCGTACAACTATATGTACGATGTCATCCATAACAGACTCTCCGATGCCCTTGCATCAGCGTGGGGTTCGATGGCGGAGGTTGACCTTGCCCTTATTCCTGAGGAGTGGTCGTTTGACCAATGGATGTATTTTGCAAAGGTTAACCATCTTGCTGTACGAAACTCCTTCAATGCAGGAAAGGAGGGCCCGGCTCTTGGCAAGTTGGCTGGTTCCCTCAACAACAATACCCAACGCATTATTTCCGATGCTTCTGGAAACTACATTCAACAACTGATGAACCTTGCCGAATGGTCCAAGGTGCAGATTGGTGAGATTGTCGGCATTTCCAAGCAGCGTGAAGGCCAGATTGCCAACCGTGAAACTGTCGGCGGTGTGGAGCGGGCCACCCTCCAGTCCTCCTACATTACGGAGTGGTACTTTGCTTGGCATAATGATACCAAGCGGAGAGCCCTCGACTGTCTGGTGGAGACTGCAAAGATTGCCGGACGGGGAAGGAACATCAAGTTCCCGTATATTACCTCGGAGAGTTCGATGAAAATTATGGAGTTCCCCGGCGATGAGTTTGCGGAGAATGACTATGGTATCGTAATAGATGATTCATCTGATGTTGTACAACTGGACCAGAAGATTGAAGCGGCTGCTCAGGCTGCCTTGCAAACCAAGTCAAGCAACCTTTCAGAGGTTCTCAGAATGTGGACCTCAGCAGATTCTGTGGCTGAGAAGATTAGAATACTTCAGAAGGGTGAACGCCGTCAGATGGAGCAGATGCAACGGCAACAGCAAATGCAACTTCAAGCCCAGCAGGAGACTGCTCAGGCCCAGATTCAGGCCAAGCAATTAGAACTTGAGGCCCAGATGAAGATGAACAGCGAGGATAATGAAACCAAGGTTCTCGTTGCCCAGATTCAGGCTGACACCAAGATGAACAGCGAGGCCCTTGCAAACGACATAATGTCCAATACGGACCGTATGTCCGAGACTGATAAGAGAAAACTGGAAGAGCAGATTCGTGAGTTCGACCTTAAACTTCGGCAGGACGACAAGAAACTGAAGTTGGAGGCTGAACGAAACGACATTGCCAGAATATCAGCAAAGAAAAAACCAACAAGCAAATAGACTTATGATGACACTCAAAGACATTAAGGTTTCAAAGAACCCTATTCCGGTCCAGCCGGCACTCTGGCTCAGACCGATGGGAGGCCTGTCCTTCAAGATTTACTATCCTCAAGGTGGTAACTGGACAGAGGTGAGAACCAAATCAACACCGGCCAGTGAGCAGCCTGAAACTCCTGCTTCCGAGGCTCCTGCGACGCAGATTGACGAAGAGGCTCTCCAGAGTCTTGAACAGGCTGTTGAGACCCTCAGACAGGCCATCAACACTCTTCAGAACACAGTGGCCAACACTTCAAGGTCTGTGGAGGCTGCCTCCATCAATGGTCAGTCCGCCATCCAGACCCTCCTTCAGGACGAGGGTGTCCTTGTGCTTCCGGCTTTTCCTTTGACCTTCAAGGAAGTCCGTGAGGCAAATCTTCCTGACTACAACCTTACGGGAGAGTTGATGGATGCCCTGTTCAGCAGAAGGTACAGCACCGTGAAGATTCTCGGCTCAAAGGCAAGTGCAAGCCTTTACAACGGAGATTACCGTCTTACTAACAGTGGCAACGCCGTCACTCTGGTTGGGGTGTTTAATACCATGTCCGTTGTGAACGGGAAGACAGAAGTGAGAATCAGAATCAAGAGGGAGTCTGTTTCAGGAACTGCCTTAGGCCTGTTTGTCAATGACAAGCCCAGTGCTGCGTATACCTACACAGTCACGGTAAGTACGAAGGTTGTTTCAGTACCAGTAGAGCCGGGTGTTAGTCCCAACGCAGGAAGTGATGTGAGTGGACCAGCCAATGACGCTAATGCGGGGCAGTTGAACCCGTAATCTGCTGAGTTATGACCGACCCGAAATACATAGTCGTGCAGTTGACCAGCGGAACCATCATTCCACTGCTTCTCACCTTCTTGGGAGATGCGGTGGAAGTGATGATACCTTGGTTTATTGCCATGTTTACCACTGTGCTTGCCGACCTTACAGCGGGCCTTTGGAAGTCTTATAAGTTGAAGATACCTATAAGATTTTCAAAGGCTTGCAGAGAAACGATGGGCAAGATGATAGTGTATTTTGCCTTTGTGCTGATGGCCGGCACTGTGGGTGTGGCTGCCAATGAAGGGGCTGAGTGGACAAAATGGCTCTGCCTGTTCATTATCCTCATTGAGGTGGGAAGTATGATTAGCAACCTCCTGAAGCCTCATGGAATCAACATTTCAATGAATGCCATTATCAAGGCCATCCTTACCCATTCGGCACTTCCCTTCTCCTGTGGGAATATTGATGAACTCATAGAGAAGGAGGATGTCAACCAGATTCGGGAAGAGGAACTTGAAAAAGACAGAGAGGAACAAGCATGGAAAGAAAGGAAATCATCGAAAAACTGAAGAAATACTTCAAGATTCAGGAGTTGGTGTGCAACCACACCTACAACAAGTTTGGTGAGGCTTCTTGGCAATTCTTGGACACGAAACTCCTGCACACGCTGCTGGTGCTTCGTGAGGAGATTCTCTGTACTCCTATGGTCATCAATTATGCCGGCCATTACCAGAGAGGTCTGCGGTGCAATGTCTGCCAACTGGTCAAAGACAAGACCAACAAGGGAAACATCTACCTCTCCGCCCACATCCTCGGCAAGGCTGTGGATGGCTCAATGAAGACTATCACCGGGGCTCAGGCACGGGAACTCATCAAGAAGCATCAAGACAAACTTCCTTATCCAGTCAGACTGGAAAGGGATGTCAACTGGCTTCACATTGATGTCAGGGACACCTATAACAACAACCATAAAGTAGTTGAGGTCAATGGATAAGATTATCGGATTCTTTAAGCAGTGGGACAAACTGGCCCACATACTTGTCAGTATGGTGACCATGCTGGTCTTCACGGCCCTTATGTCCCTGAGTGTGGATAACTGGACGGCAATAGGCTTCAGCAGCATCATCTGTGCAATAGCGGCTCTTGTTAAGGAGGCCTATGATGCCCACGGTGGTGGAGTCTGTTCAAGATGGGACCTTCTGGCAGATGGGATTGGCTGGCTGATTGCCACATTATCCTTGGTAA